CCTGCCGTGGCGTTGGTTGCGTGGTCTACCATTAGATTGTCTTTGCGCATGTTGGCGCCTCTTCCAAGTAGCACGCTGCGGCTCTAAGGATAGCTGGCGTAGTATTGGAGTGGACGGTGTGGTTACAGGGTTGGCATAAGATGCCACGCACCTTGCCTGTCGAATGATCGTGATCGGTGTGCCACCCGCACTTAGAGCCGGGGTCTGTAGCGCTGCAAATCTTGCAGGCTTGACCTTGGGCGGCGAACATTGCTTCCCACTGTTCCAATGTGAGGCTGTACCGCTTCAGATTGTACCCGCGCACCTTTTCAGGATTAGCTCGCCGCCACGCTCTGTCTTTGGCACGCCTCTTCTCGGGATTTGCTGCCCTCAGCGCGCGCGCGTTCGTTGATCTTCTCTTTGTTGGCGGCGCGGTATTCACGCTGATACTCTACACTCGTTTTGCCCATGCGTTCGCCACGGTGGCGACCACAGTTGAAGCGCCAGTAAGAGTAAATACAGATTTGACTATGAGGTCGGCGTAGGCCAACTCTTCGGCGGGGACCTTAAGGACGGTCCAGCCTAGTGCAGGGAACGTAGACACAAAGAAGATGGCCGCGTGATAGCCCAATACGGGGATGACCCCGAGGCCCCATGCTACCCAAAATACTTTATGAGAATGCATGGAGATGGCGAGGTCCCGCTGCGCGTTCTGCCTCGCTACTTCAGCTTGGATAACCGCCACATCAATGGTAGCCGCGTTAGCGTTCTGAGCTACAGCGGTGTCCTGTCTTTTCTGTAGGTACGCGAGGAGGCCACTAAGTAAGCCCGGTAGCCCTGTTAGCAGGCTGAAGAGCCACGTCATTCCGTGGTCTCCTTCTGTGACTGATAGGCCGACAGGAGGACCGCGAGGGCGCGGAAGACCACCTTAGCTAGACCAACCGTAGCTACGATGGCCGGGGCGTACTTGCCGAGGTAGGGGACCGCCGACAAGTCAACGGCCCCGAGTTGGTCGCAAGCCTCAGCAAGCCCGCTGAAGACAATAAGCAGGGCGCCGGCCTGAAAGAGCTTCGAACTCTTCAGGGCGTCCCATATTACATGGAGGTGCATTGTTATCTCTTGAACAGGCCACGGATGGCGCTGAGGAGCCCGCTGAGCGTGTTGGCCAGCGAAGGCTTCACAGGGGCAGCCGGAGCAGCAGTTGGCGCCGTAGGGGCGGGCTGCGAAGCGGCCGTTGGCTGCGTGGTCATTGCGAAGTACTTGGACACGTCGAGCTGATAGCCCTTGCTGTAGACAGGCTTGTGAGAGGCACTAACCGGGAAGATAAGCACCTTGCCGTTGGACGAGTAGACGCCGGACTTGAAGAGCCGCTGCTCTTTGTTGCGCCGTTCGGTCACTTCCGGGGGATGATGGTAGAGACTGAACGCTTCGCCAATCTGAGCGACGGAGCGCCCGCGACAAAGGTTAGCTAGGTTCTGCGGGCCCACGTTGAAGCAGAAGGACACGAGCGCATCGAACTGCGCTTGAGTGAGCACAAGCCCGAGCTTCTGCACCGGGGCCACGTAGGCGCCGATGCGTTCCTTGAACATAGCTATGGCTTGGTCAATCGTAATGGTCCCCATGGTCTGGGGGTCCTTGCCGTCGTGCTGTGTGATGCCGACGCCGATTGTCCAAACGCCAACGGAGTCAAGGTAGGGAGAAAGGCAAACGCCTTCGTGGCTCATGATTTCAATGAGCCCCTTGGTAGAGATGTTCATTAATTGCTTGCTTTAGGTAATTACAGCGCCCAAACCTGAGACCATTTGTGCCGCCCCGGTGTGTAGACGTGTTGGAGATCAGGGAGGCGCGGCCCCTGCCCTTGCACGGAACGGTTGTGGTGCGGTATAAGGTTAGACCTGGAATGGGAATGGTGGTTAGGAATGGGAATGTTGAAAGTAGTATACCTGCTGGCAGGGGCGGGGGTTTTGGCGTCGATGTATTTCTTTAGGTCGCCCCCGCCAGCTCTCCCGCCTGAAGCGTATAGTGGCCCGTTGTTCATCCATAAGCCGAACCTTTGATAGATCGGCGTCCAGACGCGCGAAGAGACAACTATAGCGCCGCCGCCGACTGGAAGAACGCATCGATTTGCGCGGCATTCCAACCATAGGCGGCCCCAATCGCAAGCGTCATCGGATGATTGCGCTGAAACACGGTCGCGCCAGATACTAGCATCTTGGCAGCAAACTGCTGGCTCGCAGGCATTCCATCAATGATAGCAAGAAGCGGCGGCGGGATCACTGCGGCATTCGAGGCAAGCGCATCGTCTTCGGTGATGATGCCCTCGAACGCGAGTTGCTGGAAGAACTGCCGGTCGGAAATCGATGACGGGACCGGAGGTGGCGGGTTTAGGAACGCGAGAACGGCGGGGTCATTGTCGTCCAGAAATTCCTCGGCGTACCCCGGCTGAAGATTGGCATAAACGCCGCAGATGCGGCCTTCGATATCACGTTGAACATAGGGCATCAGGCATACCTTCCGCGCAGATCAACCCATCCGTTGGTATTGATCTGCAATGTGGTGCTGTTGGCAGAGCAGACGCCGCGAATTTGCGCACTCGTGTTCGTCCTGATGTTGTGTGGCGCACCGCCATAGTTGCCTATCGCGGCCTGCGCGATTGTATAGTTTCCAGCCGGAGTACCTGCAACCTGCGTGGCTTCATCCGGCGAGCTGAACACGCTACCCGAGGGCACACTGTTGTTGACCGTCATGATTCGGCATAGCGCATTGACTTGTACGCCAGTAGGCACCGAAAGCGTGTAGAGAGTCGAGGTAGTGCCGAACGTCGTGTTCACGTCGCCGACTGGGGTGTCCCACAGGAACTCATCGCCGAGCTGCACGAACTTCGTCCATTGGCTCGACCCGTTCGTCTTCATCGCCCCGATGCGGCGAAACAGTGTGTATGGCGAAGGCAGCGTAGGTGCGGTCGCAGACAGAGAGATCAGAACGTCAACAACGCCGGTATCAGTACGTTTAATCTGATAGACGTGATACCAAGTGGACGCCGCAATCGTGCCAGTGTCTAGGGAGCCGTTGCCGGTCCCTACACCCCAAGCGCCGGTAGTCTTGGATATGGACGAAGCCAGCTTCATCAGGTTGGCGCTGGTGCTGTCGTTGGCTACACCGGCCGACACGCTGAAAGTAGCGCTGCTGCCTGCGGTGGACAGAATGCATCCAGCGAGATGCCCGCGAAGGAGCGTTGTGTCTAAGGCGGGCGCGTTGGCTAACACGAAGGCTGTAGTAGCGAGCTGTGTGGTGTTGGTGCCCGGGGCAGCCGTAGGGGCGGTGGGGGTCCCGGTGAGAGATGGAGAAGCTAGGGCCGCCCGCGAGGTGTCCGTAGGATGAACGTGGTCTTCACGCGCGTACTTCGTCGCGACACCCACCGCTGCCACACCGTCCATGAGAGGAGCTGCGGTAGCTGGTGGGACGCTGGGGCTGTTGGCCAGCACGAATGCCGTAGTGGCAATCTGGGTCGTGTTGGTTCCCACGGAAGCCGTTGGGGCCGTAGGGGTGCCCGTGAACGTTGGGGAGGACAGCGGGGCCTTCAGGGCCAGCGCAGCCGTTGTGGCAGCGGCATCGGCTCGCGTGGTGTCCGTGGGGTGGACGTGGTCCTCGTGGGCCCATTTGGTGCCCGTGCCAACAGTGGCAACAACACCGTCCATGCTGGGCGTAGCCGTACCCGCAGCCGCCTGCACAGCCGCAGCGGCGTTAGCTGCCGAGGTGGCAGCCGCAGAGGCCGAACTAGCTGCGCCGCTGGCACTCGTTGCCGCGTTAGCTGCATCGGTTGCCGCCTGGGCCTCTAGGGCCTGCATCTCGGCAAGAACAGTGTCGCTGTCAGCTAGGGCCTCGTAGATGCCACCATTTGGGTACATCGAGCTGGGGGCAGTCGAGTTACCGTTAGCCGGATTGGTGTTGCCATCGTTCTGCGTGGGGTAGTCGGTGGCGTAGTTAGGCGTATCGCCGTAGAACGAGCTTTGCGTCATTTACCAACCCATGCCGTCAGACTGAGACCAATCGTTGTTGAAGAGGAGCGCGGGGCGCACAGCGGCGTCAGCGGTAAGCTCGTCGCCGTCGGCCATGGCCTGAAGGTTCTGAGTAATCTGGCTGTAGCGTGCTTCGAAGACTTGGCTTCGGTCGTCGTTGTAGAAGTCAGCCGCTGCGGAGAGCGCGCCGTAGACCACAGCGTCCCAAGCTATCCTCGAGATGGTGTTGGTGTCGGTGCCGTTCACCAGCGGGGCAAATTCGGCGTAGTAGACAATCTCGATAACAGAGCCCACTTTGGGCTGCGGGCCTAGCACCCAATAGCCGCCGCGCCTTGCGAAGACTTTGGGAATGTCGAGTAGCTCTGCGCGCGTCATAGCTTCCTTTAGCTGCACGC